TGAAACACGTTCATGGGTTAATTGGTTGCCGGTAAATAATAGAGCTATTGATCCACCATTTGTCTATGTAAATGCACTTGCGTCAATGGTACAAAGATTAAAAAATCGTTTTGATATTACTGCTGATGGTAGTGATAGAGTGAAATTAGATATCACTGATTGGAACAATATTTCATTTTTTGAGGATATTGTAAATAATGCTAAAGCTGATAATGCAAATTTCTATAAATTAGATGGAGCATATGGTATACGTAAATCTACTACAATATTCTTCCAAAACCCTAACTACACTTGGAAATTAAACAAACGTCTAGAAATGTGCGAACAAGACTTCCCTAAATTCTTTGCTGCCGGATTTGATATTAATGCGGCTCCTGAAGTTGATGGTAAACACACTATTACATTAGATTTAAGTGTAATGCCTGGGCCATTATATAGTAGCCAAGAATTCCCATTGTCTGGCTTATATGTAGAAACTGGAGATACAGGGCGTGTTGATATTGTATTGTCAGCTACCGATGGTTCGCATTTATCTAATAATGATATTGATATGCTCAATGCTAATAGCGAATTTAGGTATTTGACAGTTAGTAAGACTCCTATCGAGCATGTAGTAATTGATCGTACAGGTCAAAATATAGAAGAAAGTAATATAGTTCCTATTATCTATAATAGACATATTAAAGACATGGAATTGACTAACTGTAGGATTGGTAAGTGTATCACTCAAGGTGGTGCAATGACTATATTAAATATTACAGATAATGATCTATATTTTAAAACACCAGCACAACCTATGGTTATTAAACTTCATAATTGTAAATTTGGTGATGTTATCGATGGCCCTTATAAAGATCGTACAAATGAAAATGATCGTTATACTCCAGATGCTTATGTAACTGAATATGCTAAATTCATTAACGTATTAGTCGAAGAAAATGATACTATCGTTAATGATCAAAAATTCAGATTCTTACGTTTACCATTATACACTATGGATAAATCTAAGAAATATAACTATAAGAAACAAGTATGGGAAGAAATTGCTAATGTAACACCAGATGAATTTGATCCTAAACCTATTGGTGCATTCAGTTCTGAACCTGGTAATGGTCCAGTGGGTGGTTAATATAATATATGGAGGTATAAATGGCAGAAATTGAGAATACAAAAAATACTACTGAACTCATTTTAGAAAATATCGAAAATGGGTTTAAAGAAATTAAAAAAGATCTTGAAAATGTAAAAGCAGCTATCTCTGAAACAGGGGTAGCAGCTGCTAATACCACTGCTGGTTTAGCTAATGATGTAAAGAAAATCTCCAATAAAGTTGAAGAAAAGATTAAAGCTGCTGATGTGGTTACTGGCTTAGCTGGTGGCTCTGTAAATATCAGTAATGGTTTTATGTATTCTGCTTCTTCTGAAATGATTGACCATAATAGTATTGGTGCTATTCCTGGATTGACTACATATACGGTACCAGACGATAAGAACTATCTTATCCAATGGCCAACAAAATCCTTTATGGAACAAACACCTTCGGATAAACGTAATATTACTATTAACTTTGGTAAACGTCATTTTGGTCAATTATGCAATACTTGTTATCGTATGCCTAAGTATACTGATTTGTATAATGATGAGCCTACATACAATCTTAGAGTAAATCTTAATGATGATAGCATTGTATTGAAAACAAAAGCAGATCTTACTGAAGATGAATTAACTATGTTAAGCACTGCTGAAATAGAAGATACCAGTGATGTTTTCGAATGTAAAGGAACAGCATCTTTACCTGAATATACATCTGACTTCTATATCAATGGCAAGTCTCCATATGCTGCAGTAATCAAATGTGACCAATTTGTTGTATCTGGTAATCCTAATGTAAAAGCAGTTATTACTGATACTATTATCATGGACGAAGAACTCATTCTACGTAACCGTGCTGGTATGGGTCAATATGGTAGGCAAAATACTATTGGTGTAATTGGTATTCATGGTGGTAATAAAACATCAGCATTTAAAATCTACGTACCTAAAGGGAAATCTAAATTCACTCTTATCAATTCTACTTTGAGTCCTGATAATGAATACGTTAAGAATAATATTAGTAAGATTTCTGGCTATGCTACTATTGCAGATGTAAGTTTCCAATACTATACACTTATTGCTGTAGAACCTACAGAAGAAATGACAGCGTTCTTAATTAAAGAAGCTGACAAACTAGTTAAATTAAGCGTATCTGTAGTCTCCCATGATTTTACACAATACTTCGATTATTGTGACTTAGCTTGGGCTAAAAATAAAGATAAAGAGTTCCATTATATGTACCGACAATGGTTCGATTATCTTGTTCCTACAGAAGAAGATTATAAGTATTATAAATTTAGTGATGATGTATCACAAAATACATTTAAAAACTATAACCCAACAACTACAGATTATACTATTACACTTACTGATGCTACTGCATTGAAATATGCTAACACTGAGTATGGTCAAGATGTGTATGCTTTAGGCGATAGCAGTGGTTTATATCATAATAAAACCAATACTATGATCATTCCTAATAAGAAATACAGCTGGATGTTTACTAAAGCAGTATATTGTGATACAGATTTCCCATTCGATGGTAGCGAAACTAATGATGGACCAAGCGAACCTACTACAAGCGATGGTAGAAATATTTACAGTTTAAACATCTCTCCTGATGTTGTCAATACACCATCAATGTATCATCTTGTAGATTTCTATAAGACTAATCTTATTGACAATCAAAATGCAGATGTCCATCTATTAGTCGAAACAGATCGTGGTTATGATGCTGATACTAAAACATTTACAACTTATGATAATAACTTAGCTCAATATTATTTAGAATCTGATTATCGTGCTTATCTTAAACATAAAACACGTGATGGTTCTTTAGGTGATATTGAAAATATAGTTATTATTGGTGAAACAGTATATGGCGCACCAAGTAAATATACTAAATACGTACCATACTTCTACAATCGTAATATCAAAACCATCAAAGGTACAGATATTACAATAGTACCTTTCCGTTTAGAAGTTAAACAAGGTAAAGTTACTGGTGTAACTTCAGATGAAGTTGCTGTACCAGAAACACCTATGGAAATCATCTTAGATGGTAACTGTGCTGTATCTGCATGGCAAGGTGGTTTATATTATGACCGTACTGGTAAACATCATATCATCACCCCAGAAAAAGGTGAATATAATGCTAAGTACGTTCATATTTTAGTAGATGAAACTAATCCTCTAGTGACTAGTGCTAATGCTTGCCGTTATCGTTTAGCTTTATTTACTAAAGATAAAACAAAACGTTATAACTACACAACTAAGACTTGGGAAGAAGTTGCATCCTATACAGGAGATACTGGTACATTTGCAGAACTATTCCCAGAAGAGTTTGCTAAATTGACTGATGTTGTAGAAGTATAGTAGGTACATTAAGGGGAGAATCAAATGGAATACTCGGCTAAACTAAAGAATCTTTCAGCTGCAGAAAGAATATTATATATTCATGACTTAACTAAAGATGGGGTCTCTCTAGACCTCATCTTAGAGTCTATTATTGCTGATGATGATTTAGCACTATACAAGTTCTATGCTAAGCAATACTTAGATATGCTAGATGGTACAGTATTGGGTCTTTGTGTTAAACACAAGGCTTCTAATATCTTAATCTATCTAGAGTCTTGTAATCAGGCTTGGTTCAATATTAAGAATGACTATAATATCACTAGTGTAATACTTACAGCTATTGATGAATTAGATTATTCTGATATACTTGCTTTCTCTAGTTTAACTGGTATCTTATTCCGAGCGTATAAGCATACTGGTGTTACAAATGCTATCTTGGATTTATATAAAGCATTCATGATTAGATGTATAAAGAATAAGAAATACTTCTTCTTGAATACATTCCATAATCACGTACGTGGTTTATTCGAAGACAAGGTTGGTGACCTTGCTTTAGATAAGCTACTTAAGAACTATATGTCAGAGGAAGAACTACAGAACTATAATGAAAATTATAGATTAGATATTTAATTTTATATAACACTATAGTATCATTGGTCTGCGATGACAGTTCAATGGTAAACCTCGATAAAGCAATTAGCAGAAGGAATCCCCATATAGACATTGTCTATATGGGGTTCTTTCTATCTATTCTTCATTTCAGCATTGTTTTTTGCTACATACAAGGTTACACCAATGATGATCTTATTAGCTACTATATTAGTAAAGGACTCTTTTCTATATACATAGTGAGCTTTCTCCAAGAATACTGGAGTGGTTCTAGCTATGATATAATCAGATACGTATTTACGCATTTGCTTTTCTATATCTTCTCTAATATAGTTGTCATCATTGAATGCTAAGTTATTAATAACTAAGAATTCATTGATACCCTCTTGAATCATATTATCAATCATATTATCGACTTCACGTACATCGATCTTAACTCGAGAACGTTTAAAAGCCATTTGCTGTTCATGAAAATATGTAACACGGTTAATGATTACACTAACTGTAAAGAAGAAAGCTATAATACTAATAGTTAGTATTACCGTAAGACTGATTTCCAAGGTTGTACTCATTGTATCGACTCCAATTCACTAAATGATCACGAACTTCCATCAATCCATTATCTTGTGTGGAACCGACTTTAATAGCTTCATCTAAGTAGCGTATAACCTTATTGGCAATCTCAATAGTGATACCGTATTTATACTCTTCTAAGAAAGCTCCCCAGTTACCAAAACACATATCTGGATGAATGAAGAAATTATTTGTATTATGATAAAGTTGGTGAGCTGTTAAATTTAACATTACAAGCATTACCTTATGCTCATGGTGCACTTTACGTAAATGCTGTACTAAGTCAAATGAAGTAATATACCCTGTAGTATTAATGATATGCTCTGTAATGATAAAAGCAATATCAAAGATAGTTAGCATATTATGATGCATCTCAATAGTAGCCATATCCATAGTGATATTATTATTGATTTGGCATCTATCCATACCTAGATTCATTAAGAAGAACTTATAATTCTTATAAGATCTAGATGCTCTAAATCTAGATACAGCATTCTTTACAAAACTTGTATATCTATCAATATCCATTAGGGAATATTTAGTTTGATAGAACTCCAATTGGTATGGTACAAAAGGAGATTTTATAACTGGATTATTTGGACTTGTAATAATGCTTAAGTCCGGAAATGGTTGACTCATATTCTAAACACTCCTGTTGTTATTCAAATAGGTACGATTAACTTGATGTTGGGCTAAATAGGCTATTACGGTCAGTACATAGTAGTAATCGAATAATTCCATTCCGAAGGGAGGAACTACAAAGAATGAGACTTTCTCATATTATTAAAGCAATCTCACCTGAGCCTTTTGTAGATAATACTGTGTACTACAGTAAAATCTTAGCATTAGGTGCAGTAGTAAAAGATAAAGACTTAGCAGACTCTAAAGAATCTGAAGCATCTATGTATTATGCTGACCTATATATTCAATCTATCGAAGGTAAAGCTCCATATGATGCTTATGAATATAATGACCTTATCTTATCTCGCTGTGAAATAGGTAGAGAATATTGGATGGGTATTAAGAAAGATCCACGACTCATACCATTAAATAAACGTGAAACTTGTCGTAAGTTTGCATCTGAATACTTTGTAAATCACTATGTAGAATATAATGAATACTATCGTATGATTATGGGTAAACCACCATTAGGTATGCCATTCTTATATGTAGATGCTGATTTGCGTAAAGATAATATTGGTGTAGACTTTAGTAAGCCTATGCATGAAATGTCTGAGTTTGAATTGAATATACTAGAAGATCATGGTATAATGGACGATCTACGTTCTAGGTATATTGGACCAGCATATGCTTATCTAAACTATATAGCATCAGGTATTACTGCATATGCTGCACGTAAAGCTGATAACTTTGAGTTATTATACTTACCACGTATAGACCAACAAGTTTTATCTGATAAATTTAAGAATCGTTATATAGTAAATCGTGCTTATACTATGGCAACTGTATATGCAGAAGCTTATAGATTTGATAGTGATTACTATACTAACTTTATTACTATCTTCATTCTATTACAAACTATGATTGATCTTATCTCTGAAACTGGAGAGCATATTATTAAACTAGACGTATTAGATGAGAGATGTATTCGTTATATCTTTGAATGGCATGATGTACCATATTATGATGAGATTCCTTTGAAATATCAAATAGCTATGGTTAAGAATCTTAATAAGCTATTGAAATTCAAATCTACACCAACTTGTATGGTTGATATATGCTCTTTATTTGGGTTTGATGATATTAGAATCTTTAAATATTATCTTCTTAAAGACAGAAAGTCTGATCCTGATACTGGTGACTATGTATTTAACTATAAATACAAAACTTACTTAGATACCGAAGAGGTTATGGATACTGCTACAAGCACTATGCCTATAACTGACCATAATAATATCCCTATACCTTATCCTAATAACGATACTGAGTTCTTAGACAAGGGTAATTATATACATCTATATGCTGATGACTTACTAATACCACCATCTGAGTATAATGTAATCGATCATAAGATAGTATTTGAAAATGAGCATTATCTTGATGGTAAGACTACACTTAAGTTTGACTTCTTAAGCAATAAGACTCCAGATATTCCAGCTAATATTAACGATTATACTATTAAGACTGAGTCTAAGTTCATCACTATAGTAGATAACTCAACAAGAGAAGTTCCTATAGAGTTCCCTGTAGATAAAGATACTTACTTTGAAAAGGGATTTGGTTTAAGATTGTCTGTTGGTTCTACATTTATAGACCCAACACGATACAGATTTAATGATGATTTTACTAAAATTATCTTTACTGATGATATAGATTGGAATATTAGTGATACTAATGCCAATAGAGAGCTTATAGCTCTATTCATCTATTCTGATAAATACAAGTTTAAGTTTAAAACTATTCAAACTAAAGCCAAAGATACATCTAATACTATCATTACCGAAGTCCCAGAAGATATTGACTATGTAGACCATGGTGTATACTTTGCTGATACCGCATCAGTATATCTTCAAAAAGATAGATATTTCTCTACATTGACATCTGATGGTAAACTTAATATCACTAATATAGATAATGATGATAAGTTTATTAAAGATCGTGTAGTCAATACTAACTTTATATATTCTAATACTAGACCAGTAGCATTACATACAGAAACACAAACTATAACTGTAACTACACCGGGTGAAACTAAGTATGAACTAAATTTCCCATTTGCTGGATATATAGATAATAATAACGTCATCGAAGTATATGTAAATGGAGACCCATTAGCATTTACTGAGTATACTATTCTTAAGAATACTCTCCATATTAATAAACAAAACTTATTAATGCGTAAGGGTATTACTATAGAAGTGATATATACATATCCAGAAGACCAAACTATAACTAATAAGAAAGTTAAAACCGTTGCAGTTGATAATAATAAACAAAGTGTATTAGCTCTTGAGTATCCATATGATGGATATATACCTAAGAAGAATAAGATTATTCTACTAGTTAATGGTAGACGTCTAGAAGAATCTAGATTTAGATATACTAATACTGGTATAGAGATTACTGATACTAAGTTCTTATTGAATATAGCTGATAATGTCGTATGCTATTACTATGATTACCCAGAGAATGAGTTTTCTATCAATATAGAAGACCAATTTATAACTACCCCTATTGAGGGTACTAATAAATTCCAAATTATATTTCCATTCTTTAACTATATGAAATCTCATAATAGCTTATTTGTAACTATTGGTAGTACACTAGTATCACCAGAACGCTATAAAATCAGTGGTGATATCTTTGAATTCACTGATGGTACAGTTATTGATTCTACCAGAGGATTCAATATCACTTTCGTCTATAATACTATATTCAGGAAGTATAATAAGTACATCAAATCTGAGATGGTAATGGCTGATATAGCAGATGATGCTACAGGTATTACTATTCCATTCCCATTTGATGGATATTTAGAATCTCCTAATAATAATCGTATGATGATGGTTATGGATGATGGATATGTATTAGTTAAGAATGACTATGAAATCATTAATGGTAAAATCTTCTTAACTGATAAAGCTAAGATGGCAAAACATGGTTCTAAAATCAAGTTTATCTTTAACTATATCAATGCTAAGATTAATAAGAAACTAGTTGAAGATAATGAAAAGAACTATGATTTGAAATTTGTAAAGATTCCATTAACCGAATCTGGTGATAAGTATATCAAAGATAAAAATAACCATATCCCTTATGATAAAATGACTGAGGGTGATGGGTTATGGACCGGTGAAATGGATAAAGAAGATGTATATAGAGAGATTCTTGATAAAGAGTTTAACTATGTACGTACAAAATACATTACTATCGATTCTGTAATGTCTATGACTAAGATTGCATTTGATATGCCTTACTTCTTTAATCTATTATTCGATAAAGTCAAACTAGAAGATAGACTTATGCTACAAGTACCATCTATTCGTGAGTTTAAAATGTTTAGACTTAGTGATATTATGTGTGCACTATTCTCTCTAATGTATGAATACTATAATCTTGAAGATGATATCATGCAAGATCCTGAAAAGATTATGTATATTATGGGCTTTAACTTCGATGCAGACCTAGGCGTATTACAAAAGATGCTTCGTGGTCCTAGATATTATAAAGACTTGGATTATACTGGTGCAGATAAGTTTGAATCTTATAAGACTCCATTGACTTCAGCTAAACAGTTATTGAAGATCTTTAATAATAACTTAGCTTTACGTAATAGTCTTCTTACTCATATGAAAGATGCAAATAACTATCGTGAGTATAATGCATATAAGAAGACATATGAAGCATTAATGCAAATCAAATACAATAATGACTTCTTCAAGATGCCATTTGAAGCCGACCGAGGTAAAGAACCTAATAAGTCTTACTATAACTTCTTGACTTATAGAGATAGAGACTTATCTGGTCTTATTGATAGTATCCGTAATATAGGTGATCTTACAGAAAAAAGAAAACGTATCATCAATACTTGTATTGATATAACCAAGTATGTAGAGCGATACTTTAATAGTAACGAATACCAATACTTATTTAATTCATTCCCTGGTGTTGGTTTAGACTTTATTAAGCAATACGTAGCTAAAGTCATTAACTTTTTTAAATCTTATAAGATCGAAGTCATGGGTATTAATACTATCTATAAATTTGATAGTAGACTATTTGAAACCATTAGAGCTATAGATGACATCTGGTATATCTGTAAGATTAAAGACGATGACAGTATTGATATAGTTGATGGTATAGTAAATACACATATCAAGTCTTTAGCTAAAGATGCTGTACATTTCTGTGATAAGATGTACTTACGTAACTGGTGGTATAAGACTCTTATTCTTGCTGATATGTATGATATTCTTCCTAAGGATATTATTAAATACATTGTATTGAAACCATTAATAGATGAGATTGATGGTTTAGATGGTGTACACGATAAACTTAACCTAGATATTAAATTGATGCTTGATGATCATATCAACTCTTTATTCATTTATGATACTATGGGCAGTAATGTGCACTTCAAAGTTAAAGATACAGCAAGGGCTCATGACCATATGTGGCTTAACCCGTTCTATAAAGCCTAGTTTAACATAGTTATAAAGTTTAAGCTTAAATAACGATAAATATATTTATGGAGGTCGACATGTCCAATACTAAAGAACTCATTTTTAACGAGTTTAACGGTACTGAAGAGAAAGCATCTATTCGTTCTCATGCATACCGTGATACTGATATTGTAATTAGAGCCTTGGGTACTGATAAAGTATTATTCCGTGGCAAAAATAAAATTGTTTTACCTGGTGCTGAATTCACAGCTCGAGCACATTTCGGATTTGCACCAACTACTGAAATCACTCCTTCCTATAATACTGAACTAGGATTAGAAAACAGTGTATTCGAAGTTCCAGCAGAAGCAGAAAAAGTTATGCTATTCTGTGTTGGTACTGATGGTTGTGGTCGTGAAAACTCTCAAGTACGTGAAGTTAATTATGCTAAATGGATTACTCCTGAAGCATTGGTTCCTTTCCGTTATCCATTAGTAACTGAAGATATTAGTGATGCTAAGAAAATGACTTACCATGGTCGTAAAGTAATTGGTAACCGTGTTGCTTATTACTTTAAAACATTCGAAACTGAACCTGTATTGATTCGTCGTTTCGAAGATGGTACTCCTATCGATGCTAAGATCTACAATACTAATAAAAACTTAGATGTAGAAACTGTAGTGGAAATCCATCTTAAAATTACTGAAGATGAATGTCGTGAATTCTTCGTTAATACTGTAGGTCTTAATGAAGCACGTATTAATACTATCTCCTTATGCTATGCTTGGCGTAAAGAAATCGATGGTGTAATGCACTACCAAGATATCCGTCCTTTGACTAAATTGAACTTCCCTAATGAACAGTTAATCGAACTCAACAAAGGTATCGATATCACTTACCAAATTTATTATTAATAACTAATATAACAAAGATTGTAATAGGAGATGGAACCCATCCACTTCTTCTATTACATTCACTCATAGGATAATCATCCTATAAATTCTTTCATGGTTAGTTGATATTACGTAGTCAACTAATTACTCTCCTTATAATAACACGGTTGCAGACTACTCTCCCTGCAACCGTGTTATTATTACAAAAAAAAATAATACATGGGTAGATGAGCGAACACCTACCCATGTATATTAATCACCTATAAATGATTTTCAGTTATAGGTGGATTGATTCCTTGTGTTTTAAGGAATCTAAAAGCCATTATGGCTTCGTGATGACTGACGTTGTTTATGTCAGCATAACGATCAGCCACAAGGTTCATCGCAGTTCTAATCTGCCAATCTAGATTGGCAGATCTTTCTGCTAGTTGATTAGCGTAGTTACCTACGCATCCTCGACCGTTCATGGGAGTCACCTCCTTTCGGCCTGTAGACTATAAGTCTACAAGTGTATGGATATATTTAGATACAGCTAGTTGTGGTAGCTGTATCTACCATACACAATTATAGTATACAATCACAAATATTAACTTTTACTATAAAAAAACAAAGTACCCCATATAGGCATTGCCTATATGGGGATATCTTTTGTTTCATAATGTATCTTGAAGAAGTAATGAATGAAACTCTCTTAAGATTCTTTCATTGAATGAAATATCAATTGCATTCTTATATTGCTCAGGTACATAGTTTAGATTGAATTGACTACAACTAGTTCTAAACTCATACTGAGAGAATATATTGAATGGCCTATAATATCCTATATCCAATTTACGTTCAATATAATCATTATACAACCCATGGAGCTGTTTAATAGCATTACGCTTATCTCTCTTATAGATATTGATTATATTATCAAAAGACTTCAATAGATATGGGATGTGTAAATCCACAACCCTATTAGGCATACCCTTAACTTCGAAATATGTCATAAGCATATCTCTAGTGAAGAAGATACTCATATTATTTAACTCTAAGTAATCATAGTATATAGACTTTGCCTTGAAAGTTATGCCATCAAGTTCTGGGTATAATATACTAGGATTTATGATAAATAACGCATCATTACGTATCTCCAGTAGGGATACTAAGGGAACTTCATTTTTCTCGAGAAAGGCTAACTTAGCCTTCTTAATCCCCTCAGCTAAGGTAGAACTGAGATGGTTGTCTCGTATGAAATTCCCCATAAAGTATTGTCTATTGTATCTATCCATATGATAAACCATATCATATGTCTTATCATCAATCTTTCCATACTTGTATAGTATATTAAGATTGGCTTTCTCAATATCGTACTCCACGATATTACTATCGATTACCATTCTTATATCTGATACATAGTCTCGTCTGGCTAATACCTCATCATACAAGCTCATTAGTAAACATACTCCTTACTTGTACACCATATGTAGATGGCATACCTCTTAGAGGTTTATGCTCTGCTATTTGTTGTAATATTTGAGCGTATAGACCAGACGATTGATTGATGCTAGAAAAGTCTAAATTTTCTGCTGACTCAAAATAGTCATATTCCTGTAACAGTTTTTGATCTGTTACATCTCGGATATAGATTGGTTCAATACCCCATTCTTCTTTAAAGAAGTCTCCTATTACTTCAGCAATATTGTATAACCAATCGTTATACATATCGACTACTATGATAGCTGTGTTATTATTGATGACACATGTAGCAATTTCAAATAACTCTTTAAAAGCCTTTTGAGATTGATTCATTACACTATCACCAAACATGAAATCATAGTCCTTTGTAGCTGGATCATAATTACGTAATGCATATATAATCTCAGCTACACCTTCAAGAGACTCTAGTCTAGTTATATGGATATCTTCTTTTAGCTTAAAGAGATCTTCATATAATCTAGAAGTGATTGTGTCTGTAAAGATTAGTTTCATAATCTTAACTCCTTACAAACATAGATGGTCTTGTACCACGTAAAGATGCTTCATATGTGTCTTTAGCAATACGATTAGCATCTTCAAAAGATAGTCTATCACCATATCTAGCCATAAGCATAGGCTGTTGACTGTACAAGACATTTTGAATGAATGCTTGTGATGCTTGAGCTCTACTGAATAAAGCAATAAAGTTCTCATAGGAAATATTATTGCTTTGCTGTAACCAAATCAATGCATCAAAACCAGCACCCATATCAGGATAAATAGCATAAGCATCATCAGAGTAACCCAAGTTCATATTCTCAATCGGAACTTTACTTTGGAGTTTCTCTTGGAAGAATGCTAATAAGACTTCAGGGATTAGATTAAAACTATCCCATTCATCCTTAGGAAAATATAGTAGTATTTGTTTACCTGTAAGTAAACCTGTGGCTACAAGCAATGCACTGTTCAAAACGACAGTGTTATTAGATTGCAAGTAAGCCATATATTGGTCTCTAAATACTTGGTCTGCTACATTACCATTGTAACGTTCTTGTGCATCTAAGTATTCTGCTACCAGTTCAAATGGTGGAAGATAGGCTGGGATAGTTAATATCCCACCACCATCCATAGGTTCATCTGTAATTGCAATAACCCTTGAGGGACGTCCACTAGCTAATAAGTTATCTACCATAATAGTAGAATTTGTTATAACAAACGGACTCGGAGCTTGTGGTGCATAATTCATTGAAACCTCCTGACTAGAAGTTTGCATCAAACTTCTTATTACTATATTTTACTTTTTTGTGTTTACCAGCTTTATTGCTAACTACACGAGACTCTTGAGCTTCTGCTTCACGTTCAATACGTACATCCTCAATGTCTTTGATTAGACGTTCAATATCTTCTTTGATTGTGTCATATAGTTTCAAAGAGTTTACACGTACAGTATACATTACTGGACCATCTAATTCTTTGAATCCATCTTTTTCAAGATCAATACATAAGAAGTCTGGCAAGATTTCTGTAAGCAACATTGGTTTGTTTAGCTCACTCTTACCTTTGACTTCATTTAACTTTTTGACTAAGTCTTTAAGCTCATTATCATCATAAGTTTCAATTTCACTCATGAAATCGTTAATACGATCTTGTAATACTTGTTTGAAGTATTTGATGTCTGGCATATTCATTAGCATTTTAGCATTCATATCTTCTTCAGTCTCCTTGTTTTCAATCTCTTTAGACTCTACTTTAGTGTTTTCTTCCTGTTTAGTTTCTACAGGCTCAGTAAAGTCATAGATTTTACCATTTGTAGTATCAACTACGTTTACTGGTTTACCATCATGAGTAATCAATTTGATTGGTTTCTCAATAACTGGCTCTTCTTTCTTATATTCTGGTCGAATTACTTTTACACCATTAGCTGTAACAATGATGCGTACCTTAGCATCATTCTTTTTCTTTTCTTCTTCAGCTTTAAGTGCTTTACGTTCTTCTTCTTGTTTAAGAAGAGCTTTTAGATATTCGTCATTATGCTCTCTTACCTTTTCAGTCTCAGTTTTCATATCATCAATAGCTTGACGATAATCATTAAGAACTACTTCATGTGGAGCTACGAATTCTTCTTTACTTTCATTGATTTGGTTAGTAAAACCCTCTTCAGTACTGAATACAGTTTTACCACCAATTTTAATTACACATTTGATTCCCATGTCAATCCCCCTAGATGGAACATAAACAGATAATTTTTCTTTTCCTTTGTATTGCTTAGCTTTACCTATACCACCACACTTCTTACACATAATCTTATTATATCCAGGAGTGTAGCCTAGCTCTCCACCGCATACAGCAGTGCTATGCCAGTCTATAGGTTTACGACAATACGCAGTATCTTTATCTAGAATATACATATCAGCATAGTCTAGTAATACTGGACCAAAGCCTTTACGAACTCCCCAGTTCTTAAAGGCCTCAGTACCGAAATCGTCGATTATAAATCTTTTAGTTATTGCACGCATAATATCAAAGATATCTTCACGTACAGACCATAGTTGGTATAAATTCTCTATAGGAACTACACGTTCGAAAGTACCTATAACACCATCATCCGTGGTATCAAAGCACTTACATACGAATGGTTTAAGATATTTCTGGTTAACAATCTCATTCGGATTATTAGTTCGCCCAGCAATATCTAAACCAATCTTAACTACGAAAGAATCATCAAACTGTGGTTGGAATACTACACGGTTAGTACCAGCATGAGCTAGTATATAACCGAGTGGGTTTAGTATTCCTGCTAAGATTCTAAACTTATCTTTAAAGAATTTGATCTTAGGATTAGTCACTACTAACTTAATAGATTTGATTGTCTCTGCATCGAATAAGTCCTCAACCATAGGCCCTTGTAGATCATCGAAAGCTCTCTCTAATGGTACTGTATAGGCTAATGACCTATACATAGCATTTAGATGAATTTTTCTTACGTCTACATTACTATTTGTCAGATTGAGTCTTACATCATCAGCTAATGTGCTTGCTACTATCATATGTGCCTCCTAATTCTGGAGATAGATATGCTTTGATTGCATCGTTAGCTTGCATATTTAATTCGACTTGATGCTTAGCAATAGATTCCATAGATTTACCATTGTAAGTATCAAATTCAGGATCTTTTAGACAAGACCCTTTAGGTAAGTTTTGACCGACAGCTAGGAATTGTTCTAGAATAGAGTTCTCAAAGTTAACTCTATCTTTATTATAATCATATCCAGCTAGCTTGCCGGTCTCTTCTAAGTAGATATAATTATTCATCATATCTTTGAATTGCTCATCATCTTCATATTCCTCAAGTAAGTCGGATACTTGACCGATACGAGTCTTGTGTTTATAACTGCTTAATGCTTCTTGGAATGGGGCACGTTTATAATACCCAGCATCTTCAGATAAGTCAGTTGGTCTACGGTGAGCTTTTTCTAGCATTTCTGCTCTAGCTATACATGCTTCGAAGTTCTTATTGTCGACTTCTTTATCACCTGTAGCTTTATAGTTACTGAATGCTGTAGCCCATGGATAGAAGTTCGTAGGAATCATAATAGGTTGACCATTTCTTCCTTGGAATGCAGACCATTCAGGTGCTGGACGTACAGGAATAACCGCATCACGGAAACGTTGGTTCTTCATACGCCAGTTATAAAGTCGTAATTCTTTTTCATCGAAATCAATACGACGTTTTTGTGTTAACATATCCCAATCAGGATATTCCCAATCTTCCATTTTACGAAGCTTTCTTGAAGATTCTGTTTGGAGTCTTGGGTCATAGATGTATTGATGAATCAAACCATATGGATCTTCTTCATCATATACTTTAGAAGCTTCTTCGTTATTAACTTGGTTTGTTACCATATAGGATGCTACCCACATACTTTTCCACCAAGCCATTTTATCTTCATGGAACTTACGAGCGTTCTCATGTTTAGATTCGTACTCTTCTTTAGCAAATCGTACAGATTCCTTGTTGAAGAGATATGCTTCTGCTGGAGTTAATACATTAGTATTAGGAATGAAATGTTTAAGCATATCATTTTGCTGTACTTGTGCTTTAACTTCATCCATTGGGAATGTCCATCCCAATCTATTACCTCGAGCTTGCCAAGATCTACGCAATGCACGACGTTCAAATTCTTCACGACGTTGGTTGTATTGTTCGATCAAGTAATTGGCATACAATAAGTTTTGCTCATCACACCAAGCAGGATCTTCTGGTCTTGGTGTTGGTAGCTCTGCTTGCATCTTAGCAATACCACGGTCACAAGATCCGATACTATCCATTAATAGATTATAAGTATCTTGGTCATATCTTGCACTGTTTACTTGCTTAACGTAGATACCTCGCTTATCTACTAATAACTGTAACTTATCAAACAAGGCTTGCTTGTTTTGCTCCCAGTTATAACGTTTAAGCCATTCGTTATATCTTGCTTTATAATCATTGATTTCTTTAGCCTTAGAGTCACGTTGCTCTGGAGTAAGATTAGGATTATTAAGCATATCAGCAATAGCTTTATCATTAGGTGGAGCTTCCATATATCCTACATCATATACAGGAACATAGAATTTATCCACTAAGATATTAAGACAGCTGGAGTCTTTAGGTGTAACCATAACTTGCCAGTTAGGGTTTACAGGATAACCTGCTAATGGATGACCACCAACTGTAGTCATCATCTCCCAGTTACGACGTTGGTCTTCATATGCCAACATTTGTGCATCTATCATCTGTCCTTGGTATTGCATACCTAGTTGCTGTTGAGCAGCAGATGTGGTATTAGATGTAATATTAGGTAAGCCAGCACCATGGAAATATGTACGGTGTGGGCTACTAATGATACGTTGTCCTTTAGGGAGTTGTGGGAATACACCCTCAGTAGGGTCTTGACCACGAGATAATAATAAGTCTTCGTATAGTTCTAATACGAATTCTTGTTCCAAATCAGCACGATCTGGATAAGCATTCAGAAATGATAATACATCGTCATATGTATTTTCTGGTTTCCATGGTACGTTATGAGGAACACCACAAACCATATCATTAAGACGATTGATATACATATTTCTGATATGGATATCATTTTCAATTTCTTCTGGACGGTTAGCAAAGCCTAACCATTTCTTAGCATCATATACATCAGGGAGCATATCTGCTAAGTGTAGACTGTCATCTTTAGGTGTAGATTGTAATTCACTATACACCTTATCAGTCATTTCTTGCGCTACTTGTTCAAGTATAGCATCAAAGTCAACTTCACCAGCAGTAATTAGAGTCTGAATATCCTTGTATCCTTTCTCATGTGCTATCTGTTGAAGTCTATTAAGAACTATTGGTGTAGCAGCAATAGCTTCAGCTTTAGCTGCTTCTTGCCAAGTCATTTGTGTTGGAGTCTTTAAAGACTCTTCAGTTACACCACGGTTTGCAGCAATTTCAGCTAATGTACGTTTTTGTTTTTTACTGTAATTGCCTAGTGGTCTATGCCAACCACTTGCATCTGGTTGCATTCTACTAGCAGTTGGTGGGATAAATGTATTCATACCACTCATCGGTGGTTGATTATTAAAATAATCCAATGGAACCGCTGTTTCAAAATCAAATTTAGGTGCATTACCCATAGCCATATTTTGAGACATTGCTGCTTGTGGCTGAGGCTGTGGGTATTGCATTTGCATTTGTTGAGCCATCATAGCATCATGCTGTGCTTGGGCTTCATAGATTTTATATAGTGGTACAGCATCTTGGAAGTCAAAATGCACATTAGGGTCAACGCCCATATCTTGCATTTGCTTATCTGCTATACTTTGATCCACTAGTTGTGCCATATCACCCCAAGACATTCTTCCTTGTTGTTGAGGGGCTTGATGTTGTGGCATTGGTTGTTGATACTGCATTTGAGGTTGAGTCATTTGCATTTGTTGTACTGGCTGTTGCCATTGTGGTTGTTGCACTTGTTGTTGCATACCATACCATACACCTGCCGGAACTGTTTGAACTTGTTGCATTACAGGCTGTGGTTGTTGCCATTGTTGCTGTGGCATTGGTTGCTGTACGGGTTGTTGATATTGCATTTGTTTATCTGCTATATCTTGGTTTACCATTTGCGCCATATCAGCCCAAGACATTCTTCCTTGAGATTGAGGTGCTTGTTGTTGTGGCATAGGTTGTGGTTGAACCTGTTGTTGATATTGCATTTGTGGTTGTTGTACAGGTTGGTGATGAACATGCGCACATCCACAGTTTTGATTATGTTGGTGCTGTACTTGGTGACCACCATTCATCATCTCTCCTAGAGATGGTACATGTTGACCTTGAGCTTGCATTTGAAGCATTTGATTGGTCAACTGATTGAAAGCTTCTGCATTCTCGTTAATGAATGCTAGCTCTTCAGGTGTAAAATTGCTTGGGTTAGCAATATTAGGTTGTACCTGTTGCTGTGGTTGTTCCACAGGTTTAGGTGGTTCGATAACCACCTCTTCTTCTTTTGCCTCACCTGCCAATGAGATGAACATCGATTTCGTTTTATATACTTCCCCTTTGAGTGCAGCTAACTCTTTCTTAAGATCTTCAATCTTGTCTGCATTGTCAAAGATTGTTTGTATATACTTCTCTCCATGTTTCATTAGCTCTCTATTCTTCGCTTTGAGAGCTTCAATCTTATTGGTGATTACTTCACATTGGAAGCTTGTTGTTGTATCTACATTTGGTGTAGGTACTTGTTGTTGAACAGGCATAGGTTGCACCTGTTGTTGTCTGTTGCGTGTCCGCAACGCATCGAAATACATTTTTCTTTCTCCTTTTGTTTCTTTAAACACATGAGGGTTCCCCTCTACTTTTGAAATGGATATGAACTGTTCACCCATGCTAGGTGAGGCTTCATACTCTTCTCTTGTGATAGTTTGTACTCCCATCTGTCCATGGGGAATATAATAACTATCAATACTGAACTTATCCATAGACTTTCTCCTTTCTTAATGGAAATATAAACATCAGCCAAAAGAATAGCTGTTCAATATCATAGCTATAATATACATCTATAAATTAAGTTCATTTATCATTTCTGAGGGGGTTATTAAGCACACTGAGCCATAAGTGCCCAGTGTGCTATTAAATGTATTAGTCTTCGGAATTATCTAAATCTTCTGCGTTAATTGTTTCACTTTCTGGCTCCTCATAGGACCATCTACAATGTACATGATTTTCTTCAGTAGGCTCTTCTACTGGATCATTGTTAGTCTGGATAGGTTCTTCTTCTGGTGGATTAACTATATCCATAAGAGCTTTCTTGAATAAATCAACTAGCTCTTTACTGTCTAGCTGATATCTATTATTAAAGAACATGTCTCCGAATAATACGATTCCATTGTATCCATATCTAACTCTAGCCATAACACCTTGTACTAGGTCTTCATGGGTTTGAGTTTTATCAGTACTAGCCATTAAATCAGCCATAGTTTTCTTAATAAAGTTTGGATTGGTTAATTCCATAGGGTTAGCATTTTCTGCATATGGTTCCATTACGATATTGGTTACATTAGCAGCATCAAGAATCAATACTCTAAATCTACCATTTACATATACGTACGCTACTAGCTTATCATTAGTCACTTCAAAGTATGGTGAAGTGATTTCAACTACTTCATCAAATACAGTATTGATTGATAGTTTTAATAACGTGGAGAATTGCTTATTAACTTCTTCGATAGTAAGATCAGTTACAAATAAGTATTGTAATTGATTAGCTATAACTAAATTAGTCTTACCATCTTCAGTATGATAAGCAAGAAACTCTGTCTTACCTTTTTTGTAATCTTCAATAGCTTCTTCAGTAGTAGAACCCTTACCACTGTAGTCGTTCATTAGAATAAATTCGATGTTTAATTCTTTCATCTCTCATTACCTCCTATAAGAAAAGATTGTTTCTTATATGTGATATCTGAAGTAAAAAGTTACCCATATAGGTCAATGACCTATATGGGACTTTTGTTTTTAGATGCGGTATAAGATTAATGCATCCATAATGATCATAATAACGATTAAGACATATACAATTTTTAAGTTTACAGACACTGGTTTAATAGCTTCCATTTCAATAGGTTCTGCTACATTCAAGATATCTTTAAGTTGTTTAGCCTTATCTTCCAATTCAGCTTTTACATTGCTATCATATTTATCAATATGATCAACTAATGTAGCTGCCATAGTATCAACTTTAGTTGAGATCTCTCCATCGAATTCAGCAAACTCATCTAATTTAGAAGCTTGCTTTTCAATCAAAGTAGTACTATCTTTTTGATTTTCTTCTAGAATAGCCATTTTAGTTTTAATGTCATTTAGCTCTTCTAGTAGTTGCTCAGAATTGGCTACACATTGCATAATGTCTTGATTATTCTTAATCATAGTAGCTAATAACTGTTCACGTACTTCGGCAACTGTAAAACGGTCACCACTTACTGGTTTCTTTTTAATAGTATCTTCTTTTACTTTTGCTTTAGCCATATTTCTTTCTCCTCAGTTATATGTATTTTAGTAAATGAACTAAGTATAAGTGCTTATGATAGTGTTTCTCAAAGATTACTATATTTAAAACTAAATATCTTTGATATTCTTCTGAAGTCTGGATATGGATATCTTTCAGTTATAATAGGCATATTTGCTTCTATACGTCTACCATATACACCAGTGCTATTGCTATTGTATAGCATTTGTCTAGTGTAATTATCAATATAATTATTGGCTTTATGTAAATCATCAGCCAATTCAAAGTACTCTTTAAATGATACAAATTCTTGATTATAGCTATTAGAATTCAAAAAGTTATTATAGGCTTTCTTAATATGTAATAATTTTCTTGTATCTATATGCCCATTGATATGGGATATTCTAATATTTACCCAATCAGGTATATTAGATATGACTGCTAGGATATGGTGATAAAGACTCTGATTTGCTACAGGAGTACCAGATGAGTTATACATAATACCATTCTCATCCATGTTTCTTAACCAACCTGGTAACCAATCACGAAGAGCACATACACTAATCTTACTATCACTAAAGATATTAAACGTAGTGAATGGACATACTTGTCGTCCAGTAGTCATTTGCTCTATATACATAAACGCTAAAAGAAGACCATATAGCTCTCCATAGTTATTAGTTGTCTTACGTATATACTGATAGGTTGGTTCTAACATCCAAAATTTTCCACATCTATCGAGATATTGCATCTGGTCAGAGTAGAATAATGGTAGACAACCAGCTACTACATCGTTATTCTGTTTGGTATGACTCTTCTTATTGACAGATGCATCAGTAAATAAGTTCAAAGTTCTTGGGTCGTAAATATCAAACACTTTCTATACACCCCCTTTAGTGTGATACAAAAATATCCAGTAAGACCAATAACGGCCTTACTGGATAGTTATTATAAGAATCAATAGTTATTTGTGTTTAGTGACAATCTTAATACCATTGCTTTGTAAGTTTTCTAATAAACCCACTAGTTCAGCTGCTTCTTTAGAGAATGTATTTTGTTTGGTTGCTTCCTTAATGAATTTAACTTTTGAATCATCAACAAGAACGGCTTTAGTGAACGTAGCATCATCTGGAACCAAGTTCTTATCACAGATGTCACCAATTGCTACTAAAGAATCTGCACAGTTAGCGCATTCCATATAATGAGCCAAATCATTCGCTGCAATTACAACTAACTTTTCGCCATTGTCTTGAGTATACTCAACGACAGGAATCATAGTAGCATCAAATTTCAATGCAGAGTCTAAAGATTCCACGGCTTCAGTTACTGTAATCGCTTTTGCTTTAATTTCGTCTTCTTGCAAGGTATTAAAATGACCTAAATCATATTGCATAGATAATTCTTGTAATACGTCAAAGTCTTTCATGTTTAATCCTTTCTTTGGATATAAATTCTATATCCAATTAATAACGTGTTCTAGGATTTAAAGTGTTAATTATCTCTTGCTTACGTTTCTTCAATAATTCAAGTATGAATTCTTTTCTAGGTAAGTCATAAGCACCACTATCGTCGATATACATGTACTTAGTTTTCAATAGCTCTTGACTCTTAGCATGATCATATGAAGCCGTGGCTTTCTCAATCTCATGTAAGTTTTCCAATTGGTCTATTGTAAAGTATGGTTCATACATCTCTACAAATTTCTTATATTCCCCGTAAACATGAGTTGTCGGGATAAATAAGTAGTTATTGTGTACTAGTTCATGTACTGTCTCTGATAGTGGGATTAAACCAACCATACCATTGTAATGAATCCACATAACTTCTTTAGCAATAGTTTCTTCATCAAACTCTTGTCCAGAAGCTTGCTGTTTACGATATACTACCATACAAATATCATATAACGTAATTGGATCATGATGGATATGAATCTTGATACTTGTATTATCTCTATTAGATACGTTTTTATAGAAAGAGCAAGTATCCATATTGAAAGAAAGACGTAAGTATTGAATAAGTTCTCTATATTCAATACTATTACGTACATTCTTTTCAATTTGCTTAATAAATTTATCAAATTCCTTAGGATCATTCAATTCCCAGTCTTGTAAATCATACTGAGGTACATAATCCATTTTTAGAATAGATTTATCTACGGTAGAAACCTGATTAAGCATATTTGGGTTTCTCACTACAAACCACCTCCTTTTGGTGTGAGCTTATAGTGATGTTCTCCAAGGCCTATAAATGGTCCTTGGCAGATACAGACGTTCTACCATCTGGGTAATATTCTGTAATATAGTCTTCAGATTCTACAGTAATGATACCAGTATTAGGGTCTACTACTGCATTTTCTGGAATAGGAGAACCATCTGGCATTGTAGTTGGAATCTTAGGTTTAGATTCAGTTGGAGTAGTTCCAGGTTCTCCTGTACTAGGTAGATCTTCTGCAGGTGGTAATGGTGGAATATCATCATCACCAACTGTAGGAGGTTTAACCACTGTACCAGCATCAGGTTCTTTAGGTAATTCTGGAACAGTTTCATCTTCACTAGGAGGAGCTGGAGGTTCAGCTGGAGATGCACTACCTGGTTCATTTTCATGTGGAGTAGTTTCTGTGCTTCCATCTGTAGGTGGTAATGGTGGTAATTCAGGAATATCGCCACCTGTAGTATCATTAGTATCACCAGGTAAAGGTGGAAGTTCAGGAATATCACCAGTATTATCATCATTCGTAGGAACTGTAGGTACTGTATGATGACTTTCTTCAGGTAATGGTGGAAGCTCAGGAATATCGTCAACGATATTATTATGATTATCAAAACCTGGTGGGTTTGCTGGAGATGGTGTACCTGCTACAGGTTTATGTACTTCAGGTTTTTCTTTTTCAACTACAGCTGGTTTAGCATCTTCAAGAATTCTATCAATATCACCTAAACGGAAGAATTGATAATCTCCTTTGTAATATTGGTAATGCTCAGTGGAGAAGTAATTACGTACTAATGCACGTTGTTTATAGTAATCTTCTCCAAGTTTACTTGCTACAGATGTATCTGCTTCCGTAGCATCATTAATAATAGTTGCGATTAAAGCATCGTCAATGGATACGAATCCATTTTCCATAGCTATCTTATTATACTTAGCTTTAAGATTAGTCATAAGAATAAGCATAATCTTAGCTCTACGTTCTTTTTCGGTTACATTATTCATATCATCAACTGTTGGTGGGATTAATGTAAATTTACCATCAGCATCTAATCCTTGAATATATCCGATACCGACATCAGCTAAACCAGTTACGTCTAGCCAAATAGCTTCGTCACCGAAGTTACTTCTCACCTCGTCTAAGGTAAGAGTTGTTTCTGTTAAGAATACGACTTTTTGTTTATAAATCTGTGCGTATTTTCTCATCAGTCTAAGTCCTCCAATACTTCTTCTACTTCACTACCATTAGCTAGCTTTGCATTATAAATCTCTGTACGTATCTTACTATCTAAATACTTCTCAAAATAGTCTATATTTTCAATATTTTTGTATATATTTTTTAATATAGTCTTCCCAATTGTATCTTTATTGGTAAGAATAGAACGGTATGATATTGCTAATTCGCAAATATACGATATCTCCTGTGTATCCCCACTGGAAGATGTAGATAATTGCTTGTAGATGCAATTCTTGGCTAATGTAGATAGAATTAATAAATCAATTAATCTAATGTCCATTAGTCTGACTTGCAGATATATCATCGAAGGGTCTAATATCCAATCTGTATCTTCTCTACCAACCATGTAGTTCTTGGATATGTCTTCTATGTCTGGTATATTAAAATATAAGATATCATCTTCTTCTACTGGTTCTAAAGTATTTACATAACCACGTAAACGAATGAATTCATATATCCCTTCGATGGTATCTTCTTCTATAACCCCAAAGTATGTGGCTAGTCTATATAAGATGGAGTCCTCATTCTGTATACGTATATCTGTAATAATATCTATATACTCTTTAAGATTCAAAGATATTAAGTTATCCGATATATGGTATAACTGTAAGTACATCTTTTGTTCTTTATTTATGGTATCTCCATCTACAGCGAATAAGAAGTGATAGTTCTCTGCTGATGCTACTGGATATTTCTCTGGTAAGTCTGGAAAGAATAGTAAGGATACTGTCTGACTTGTAGTCTCAATATCTTCTGTAATTAATCTATTCTTCTCCTTGGTGGACATTAAGTTCTGTATCTTCTTTAGTATCTTCATCTTGTCCAATTCTTTCTAAGAATACTTTAACGATTTCATTGTTAATATCTTCTTTGGTTCTATATACAATCTTAGATAATTCCATATCCATTCGTTGGATATCTACGACTACATCTGTTTCTTTGGATTCTAAACATTGCTCTTCATCTAATAAAGATCTAGCTAAGATATCGTTTGCTATATCTAGCATCTTATATTGACCATCATTAATTTCATCATTACGGTCAGTCTGTTCTTTAGCCCTTGCTTCGATAGTATCTTTCAATACACTAGTATCTTTGTAATGCATCTTAAAGATTAAGTCTGCTTTAGGTAATAAGAATCCATCTGCTAGTTTCTTTACCATCTCTTTCATAATGGAGAAATCTATTCCTTGAGACTCTTTGTATTTAACTGAACTCAAATATCCACTAGGCATATATGCCATCTTGCTCACTACACGTTTAGCTAATTGGTAATAGATATTAGAATAGAAGTATCTGTCCATAATGATAATATAGTTATCATTAAAGAATGTATTGATATTGTCTAGTTCTTGTTTACTATTAAACGTAGTGAAGATATCTGTAATGAATAATGCAGTCTCTGCTAATGGACTGATAACACGTTCTACATTCTCTTCTGATTTGTATAGCTTGCTAGATTTGAAATAGTCTACTAGATTATGACTAGATGGACTACCATAGTTAGGAAACTGAAACATAACTACTTTGCTTGTAATATTCTCTTCAATATAATCCATTAGTAGATTAGCTTGAGTATTCTTAAAACTTCCATCTACTCCCTCGAATACAATAATCATTGGTTTATCTAATTCTATTCTATCTAGAATCTCATAATCAAATTGCATAATTAGAATATCCTTTCTTTGTGTAGAAATAATTTTTGCTTATATAATAATTAGTTGCTACAGAGACGAACTAACTAGTTCCAATAGAGAGAATAGTATCTTCTGTTTGGATAGTATAAATTCTAGTTGCTACAGAGACAAACTGTTTACCCCTATAGTTATATAATTTAACTGCGTCAGCATAAAGTAAAAAATAGATCATGATACTACTTAAGATAATTAGATAATGGTGGACTAGGAGAGGAAGCAGCCTTAGAAGCTGCGACTCGACGTAAGTCCACCCTTATATAATTTCCTAAGTATTATGATACTCTACAAAATAGAAGTAGTTTGTTTATCTCCTGAGTAGAGTATATACACTTTCTTTCTATAGAGAGTTTTATTTTATCTTCTATATAGAAAAATTATCTCAGATAGAATATATTATTCTATCTGAGTTTCTTTGTAATAATTTTATATACAGTAGCTTATTTTATATACTATAGAGGTTTATACTTTTTCTATATTTTGTACTAATTTTATACTACATTTTTTATCTTTTTCAATAAAAAATTTTTAGAAAATACGTAAGTATTTTCT